AATGCGTGTGCCGACGGCTGTATCCGCAGGCCCGGGGACAGCCATGATGAATTCGACGCCGGACCGCTCAAAGGCATAACGCCTTACGTCCTCACGCCTGTAGTTAGCGACATACAGCGTCTCGGCGAGTCGATCCACCTCGCGCAGGTATATCTCTCTGTAGTCCTTGTCAGCCTTAAGCGGATCTGACTGGAAGATTGCTCGATCCGTGTCGCCAGTGATCCGCTCAATTCGACTCGGCTGAGGCTGGGTTTCACTTTTGAAGATCTGCGAGACGCGATATGCCTTATCGCAACGTGCTAAGTGCTCCTGTACCTGGGAGAAAAAATAGCTGTCTGGGATCTTCGCCATTGCCTCTTCAAGTCGGGCAATGTCACCAGCCGGTAGGTTCGCTCCAACGTTATATCCGAGATGGAACCTGCAACGGCTCTTATCGAAGTCGTTTAGTTCCACTAACGATAAAGCGACCTATTGTAATTCTATAATTATCAGCCGATATATATCAGATCCTCTGCAATGATCTGATCCCAATCAACACGGCCAACCTTGCGCAACTGGTCGAGATTCTTAAAGCGTTCGCCAGGAAGACTCATGCGTAGCTCAATAATCTTTTTGGCAGTTGCGTAGCCAATGCCTTTAATCGCTTTGGCAATACTTTCTGGGGTCGCCACGTTCAAGTTCAGGCGAGTGTCGGCAGGAATTGCGTTCTCTGGAATCTTATTCTCGTCCAGTCCGGGCTCAGCGGACTGAGGCTCAGGTACATCACCAGTCCGACCTTTGCCGGGCTCGTATGAAACGAGATCAGCGAGCGGGACATACGCAACAGACCCAGTCTGAGTCTTGATCATCGCGAAGTCCTTGTCGTGGTATCCAATGAACTCGACAATCTGTCCGTTCTTGGTGTTCTGATATAGCGACATAGGAGACAAAAAAAGAGGGCGTCATCTTCCCTGACGCCCTCATCATAGTGATTAAATCGCTGTTATCAGGATTCAGTCACGTATGGCAGGTGGATATCATCTTTACCTGCAGCTTCGTCATCGAGGTAGTAGCAAACCTCAACGACGATTGGAGTACCACCAGCAGTGCTGGAGGTCAGTGTTGCACCAGCAGATGTGCCGTTCGAAGTCGTCACAAACACCTTGAGGGTTTCAGCGCCTGCCAGAACGACAGGAGTTACGACACTCTTAGTGGTGGCAACAGGAGCGATGGTGGTTGAAGCCACGGCTACATCGGCGCTGTTGGTAGCCAGAGCAGAGGTGCTCATGGCGTCGTCATTGCCAAGGGCATCAGCGACCTTCAGGCGGTTGGTGTTAGTACCAACGAGGCCAGAGGTAGCACTGCCAATACCTAGTTCCTTGCGCATGTCGGGGACACGCAGGGCCAGGCTATAAACCTTGGCGCCAGCAGGGACGATCAGGCTTGGAATGTCAGCACGGGGCTTGTCATCTCCGCGGAGGTCGGGGCTGCCGATTCTCACGTCGAAGGAAGTACCACCGGTGGAATCCACCAGGGCATAACCCACTTGCTGGTAATACACGCGGCCAGGAATGGCTGCGACACCTTGGGTTTGGTAGCTGCTCAGGTGAGCAACATAGTTACCGGGAAAAATCTTCTTCGCCATAATTATTTACCTCCTATCAGTAGACGAAGGAATAGGCGACGGAGACGAAGTCCTTATTCAGGATTTCGAAACCGGCAAATAGGCTCCAGATCATGATGATGAAACGACTGAAGTCGTCGTTGTTGTTCAACAAGATTTGAGCGTTGTTGCCGCCAATGCCAACACCAACAGCCTGAGGGCCGAAGAACAGCATCGGAGCAGCAGTTGTTACTGCGCCAGAGATGGAGGCGTCAGCAATAGTTGCCGTGAAGGACTTCTCGGGCAGGTTGGTTGACTCGAACCAACGAACACCTTCAAACAAGAAGCCAGTAGGCATCACGGGCTGACCGGCGACGAAGCCAGCCTGGCCGTAAGCGGGACCCATGCCATGGAAGAAGTTGGCGTTGGGAGCCTGCTCGGGCTGCAGGGGGTTCATCATGCCGTTGCCGGCATACCGCGCAATTTCCCTAAAGGCATCGTTTTGCCTCAAGTGCATCATTGCCGTGGGATCGGCAATACAGCGGTAGTAGCCGTCAGCGAAGGTGGGGACATTGCGCTTGCGCATGTCCTTGACCACCTGCAGCAGGTCGGTCTTGACGTCGAATTTGGCGGACTCACCAGATGCATAGTTTGCAACGGTGGTGCCAGTGCGGGTCTTGCCGAGAGGGAAGTAATAACCACCCTGTGAATCGGAGGCCTTGCCGTTGGCATCAGCCTTGAATAGCTCGTCAGCAAAGACACGATCACGCCAACGACGGTAGTCGTCGAGCAGTGTCAGGGAGCCGATGGACTGGTGGAACACGTTGAGGTTTCCGGTGTCCAACAGCAAGCGCTGAGCGGTTAGCAGCGTTTCACGCGCAACCTTGAACGTAGAAGGAGCAGCGGTGTCAGACGGGTCTGCAGGACCGGTGTACTCCTTAAGGTTCACAAGAACCTTGTCTTTAACGATATTGCGGCTAGATGCAGTGCCAAGAGTCTGGTCAGCTGTGCGCTCTCGAGAATCCTTAGTACCAGGATTGCCCCAGAAACGATAACGATCAAGCTGAACAGTTTGGCCTGGTTGCTTTGCAAAATCATGCACAACCACGGGCTCTACAGCCATCTCAATGATGTATCCCGGATGGGGACGGTAGAGCTCAGCACCTAGCAGCTTTGGAAAATCATTGTCAATCCACATGGAAGGACGATCCTAAAGCTGTAAGAACGATCGAGCGCACATTTTGCGCTCATGAAACTACTATAGATGTAATTAATAGGGTGAAACTTTTGGATTCCGCTGACGTTCGCGGATTGCTCGGGTTATTACTCGCAGATGGAAGTCTTGTCCCATATCGCACTGTTGGCGGGGGATATATCCAGCTGACACTTACAGCGGGGGCGGCCGAATCTGCGTTTCTTGAAGAAAAAGTGGCTGAATTTCGCCATTTCATCCCGACAAACGCGAATATTGTTCACTATGAGACCCCAAAACGGTCAAATGGCAGATCAACCTCTGCATTGCGCTTCAGGGTGTCGACTGAAAAGTTGAGGCCCGTATATAACCTCTTATATCCCCACGGTGAGCGTGAAATTACGCAAACATCACTGGATTTACTAGGAGCCAAAGCTCTTGCCTGGTGCTGGGCAGAAGGATCACGAGTTATTGAGGACGGATCCGCTCAATTAGCCAGAGTCGGTGCCACGATCCAAGAAGCACGCTTGATGTCGTCCTGGGTCGAAGTGCTCACTGGAGCGATCTCCACGATTGACGAAAAACGAGTTAAACCACGCCTCACATTTACGCCCGATCAAGCAGAGAAGGTCTACAAGGCCCTGGTCGACTACGCACCGAAGTCTCGAATTCACCTATTCCAAGAGGAGCAGTGGGATGTCAGCAAAATTCGTGGCGCGCGCACTGAGCTTCACCTTGGGAAAAGGCGTGGTCGCTCTAAGAGGAACAAAAAAGCGCCCCTGGCTGGAGATCGTCAGGCCTGAAACACAGAGGACCTACCTAGATCACCAGTTACGCAGCCTGCGAAAGCTGCATGACGGTCCCATCGATGCCGTATGGGACGTCATTCCTACCAATGGCTTCTATGACAAAGAGCGATTACGCCTACACGGAGAAGGCATGTGGCGAGTGCACGAGCTCAGGTGCCCACACGACCAGGCTTTAATTACTCGAGAGGTACTCGACATTTGCGGAATCCAAGGTGCTGCTGCGCTATGGATAGATCAAGGGCGATTCGTCGGCAAATACGGGAAGATCAGTGGCAGGTTCAAGAGTGAGCAGTTAGTCACCATCGCTGATTGGCTAACAGACATGGGCTTTCAGTCCTCATGCCACGGCAACGGCGATAGATATTTCGAGGTGTGCATCAAGCAATGTGCCATCAAAGATTTTATCGACGCAATACGTCCCTACGTACACGTATCCATGAAGAACAAACTCTGCAAATATCGATATAAGATATAAGTGGCCCCGAAGAAGAACTACGGCAGGGGTATGTAACCCAGGAGTCCAAGTTTTTGTAGTTTCCTTGGACTGGAAAGCGAACCGCTGTGCGTCTGATCAACGTGCAGCGGCGCCTGGCATTGCAATTTTGTATAGCATATTTAAGGCACAGGACATTATATGGACCTCACGCAATCAACCGAAAAAGAATGCACCGGAGCTTGTGAGCGGCATTGCCCTCCTCAGGTTGCGGAACAAGTCGAACCGTCAGGTCTACGCCGCAAGTTCCTCCAGTACTGCGACGCCAATCCTGATGCCAGCGAATGTCGTGTATATGAGTGCTAATGACACTCCAACAGTCACCCGAAATTCAACGACTTAAAAGTCTTCAAGGTGGCAGTAGCAGTTCTTCGCCATCATTCATTCGCTCTGAACACAACCAAAACAGCAGCCTTTCCTCAGCTACTGATCTTGGTACAGTCACAAACCTGACCAAGATATTTACGGGGAATATCGGATCTGAAACAGGACGGAACACCCTGTACTACAAGGTTCAATCGACTGACCTGTCCGATATCAGAATTTTCAAGAACTTTGTTAGCAGCAGGACCGATAAAGACATTGCTGTCGGTCTCCTCGACGCAGATCGCCATCAGGTAATTCTTGACGCCCAGGGCTTCGGTCAATTCAACGAAGTACACAACACACCCGAGCTTGAGTCCCTCCA